GACAAAATTATCTTTTTTAATTATTATATTAGTATATGGGTGGCGCAAAAAAATCTATTAAAAAGCAATTTAAAAATAGTAGGGAAAAAAGTAATGCGAACCTTCGACCAAAGCCTTGGAAGCCTGGACAGTCCGGAAACCCTAAAGGGCGACCAAAAAAAGGCGAGGCAATCGCACCGATATTAAGAGAACTTCTTGATGCTGATACTGTTACATTGACAATTAAGAAAGGTAGAAAAAAAAAAGATTTGACAATAAGGTGTGATTTGCCATTGAAATACGCTATATGTATTGCACAAATAGATAAGGCATTGTTGGGTGATACGAAAGCGTTCAAGGAAATAGTTGACAGAGTGGATGGAAAGGCAAAACAATTCATGGCGCTGGATACCGAGACACCATTACAAACATTTATCATAGGTGATAAAGAAATTGTCTTCTAAAATGAAAACTGAGAATTTATTCACAGCATTTAGTGAACAGAAAAAATTTGCCGATGCTGTGTTTAGCGGTGTATATAAATGGTTATTATTAGCGGGTGATATACGTTCCGGGAAAACAATAATTTGTTTGGCTATATTAGTAATGTTATGCAAAATATATTCAGGTTCACGCTGGTGTGTCATTCGTAAAGACCTGCCTGTAATAAAAAGAAACACACTCCCTACGTTTTTTAAATACTGTTGCCCACAAAATTTTTTACTGAACTATAATAAAGCTGAGTTATTAATTAAATTCAAAAACCAATCTGAAATATTCTTTTTGTCAGAAAACGCACAGGACGATCCGGAAGGTTTGAAATTTCTTGGCCTTGAAGTAAATGGATGTCTTTTTGAACAGCTTGAAGAGTGCCAAGAGAAAACGTTCGAAATTATGAAATCCAGAACCGGGCAATGGAAAATAGACCCAATGCCACCACAGCTTATTGTTGCAAACTGTAATCCTGCTGACAATTGGGTAAAAACAACCTGGTTTGATAATTGGTCGGCCGGTAAATTGGAACCGCCTTATTATTTTCAGGAAGCGGACATCCGTAAAAATCCATATATTGACGAAGATTATATCAAAACACTAATGGAAGATTGGCCGGATGCATTACGAAATAGGTTTTTGGAACGCCGCTGGGAATCTATGGATAACGAATGGCAATTGGTTTCGTGGAATTGGATATACAACTGCCAGAAAAGGCTGCCGGGAAAAAAATCGAAAACAAAATACCTTGGGGTCGATGTCGGCCGTCAAGGAAGCGATCCGTCAGTATGGGTGATGGCTATTGATGACAACATAGAAAAAATAAATACTATACCCAAAACTGATATTGATGAGGTTTATGACATAACGAAAAATATGATTGTGAGAGAAGGGATAAGCCCACAGAATGTATGCATTGATTGTGTAGGTCTTGGTGCCGGTGTTGGTGATTTTCTTTACAATAAAGACAAAATGCGGGTAATACGATTTTTTGGAGGCGAGGGGTGTGAAGAATATCTCGAAAACACATCGTTTAAATTCAAAAATCTCCGCTCGTGGAGTAACTGGGTAGCAGCCAATGAATTAAAAAATAATAATATTGGCAATTTTGTTGACAGTAAATTAGTTTCAGAAGCTGGGGCTATGAAGTATGCTATAAACAACGACAAAGAAATTGTTATTATGTCAAAAGAAGATTTTAAGAAAAAAATGAAACGTTCCTCTGATTATTGGGACGCATTTACATATATGGTATGGGCGAAGCGAAACCGTGAGTTGGTGCCCAAGCCTGGGTTGGTAGCGATATAAAACAGTTGCCCGATGATGGAATTACAGAAAGGAATTAGCCTTGGGTAAAGTCATAAAAGAAACAGAAAAAAAAATTACTATATTAGATAGATTATTTAAGGCTATGGGTTATGCCAAAACGGTAAAGGCCGATACGCAGAAAAAAAACAATGTGTCGGCAGAACAGATTACAGGTGCGCCTATATTTAATTATTCGAACGGGATAAGCCAGCAGGTAGATTATTCAACGCTGGTTAATAATTATAAATATTGGGTGTATACGTGTATTGACAAATTGTCAACGTACATATCATCATTACCGCTGGAGTTATATGTTTACAAAATGGGCGATACAAAACTAAAAGGGTTGACAATAAAGAATGACCTGCGACAATTAAAAAACAGGAGGGAGAGGGAATTATATTTAAAAGAGAAAAATATCGAAAAAATCAAAATATCAAATCATCCATTTCTTGACCTGATAAACAATCCTAATATGATGATGACGCGGTTCACATTGTGGAAGAATATAGTTATCAGGTTGGAGTTGGCTGGTTATTGCGGTGTTTACATGCCACCAAATGGTTTAGGGCTGCCTGGGGAATTGTGGCCACTGCCGCTAACCAGCACTGGTTCAATACGTGTTATTCCAGACAGACAAAATGTTATATCCGGGTTTTTGTATGTTGATGGGCAATCAAGGCAGAGATTAGAGCTTGACGAAGTAAACTACATATATTATCCTAATCCACGCGATCCATTCAAAGGCCAATCTGCTCTAATGGCACAAGATTATCCATACGATATTGACCTTTACCTAATGCAACAACAATATAATTTTTTACGCAACAAAGCAACAGTAGGTAACGTTTTCACAACCGAATCGCGGTTAATGGCCGACGAAGTCGATGAAATCAAAAAACAAATAAATGAACAGTACGCCGGTGCTGTTAATTCCGGCAAGCCGATAATTGTTCATAGTGGATTAAAGCTTGACAACCGTGGATTGTCTCAGACAACGAAAGATATGATGTTGGCCGAGACTGAAAAATACGCTCGCGAAAAACTATTCGCTGCCTATGGAGTAAGTGCTGGGAAGATGGGGATGGTGGATGACGTTAACCGCGCCAACCTGGAAGGGCTGGAAAAAGCATATGTCAAGGACAATGTCATACCTAAAACCATGTTAATAGAAGAGTTCTTCGAAAAAAATACCCTCCCGAAATATTCTGAATATCTGACAATGGATTTCAAGACTCCCGATTTTAGCGAGCGGGAACTTGACTTAAAAGAGCGCGAAACTAATTTGAAATATGGCTATAAAACCATTAACGAGTGTAGAACTGAGGAAGGGCTTGAACCTGTGCCGTGGGGTGATGAGCCGTGGTTTGCATTTAATTTAGTACAGCCTAGTGCCGCCGGTACGGCAGGGGAAGGTGAAAAATCACATAAAACGAAGTATTTCCCGGTGAAAATGAAATTGTTATCACAGGGTTTCTGGACTGAAGAGCGGAAACAGTTATATAACGAGCGATTTAAGCAGCACACTGAAAACATGGAAAAGCCATTCGTCACTGTTATGGATAAGCATTTTGACAGGCAAAAAAAAGAAACTATTGACCGGCTTTACAAAGAAGGAAATAAAATACTTGGTCATGTTAATGGTTGGAGCCATAAAAAGGTGCGCATGTGGGTTAAAACAAACAAGAATAAAATAGATAAAATTAATATTGACGTTGATGATGAGGCCGAAATATTAGCCGCTGATTCAATCCCGGTATACAAGAGTGTGCTAAAAGAGGCAGGGGAATCTATACTGGCCGAGCTTGGCGTTACTGCCGAATTTATAGTAAGCGATCCGGAGGTAGAAAAATGGTTATCCAGGAGAGTAAAAAAGTTTACAAAAGGAGTAGAAGAAACCACATATAAAAAATTAAATGCAATTTTGCGGGATGGGTTCAACGAAGGAATGCCATTATCCAAGATAGCCGATAATATTACTGAGGCATTTAGTGGGTTTAAAACATATAGGTCACAGACGATAGCAAGAACAGAAACATTGGGTGCAAATAATTTCGCCGAGCTTGAGGCAATAAAGCAGGAAAAGCTTGACGGCACCCTTGAAAAATTTTGGATTGCAGAAGTTGACGCAAGGGATACACACGCGCGTGCGGCAGATGTTTACAATGAATCATCGCCGATACCTATCAATGAAAATTTTATAGTCGGTGCGGATGAAATGCCAGCGCCGGGAAATGGTACTAAAGCAGAAGAAAACATAAATTGTCGTTGTAACTTGGGATACGTGGAACGAAAAAAATAATAAATTTACAATATACAAAGGAGTAGTTATGTCACAACCTGTTTATAAAATTTTCAAATCTGACATAAAGTCGTATAATGACGATGATTTGATAATTGAACATTTTATCTCGACTGAATCGGAAGACCGCGCGGGTGACATCATGGATGCTGATGGTATGGTGCTTGACGGATGGCCGACAGTATTGAAACAGCATGGTAATGATATCGAAGGCAGCGAACCAATAGCAAAGCCATTGTCAATAACTGTGGGTACCAATGCTGAAGGGACAAAAGGGATAATTGTAAAAACACAGTACTACGATGGTAGCCACTTAATTCCACCAGACAATACTGGCAGGCGGTTATACGAAAAGGCAAAAAATAATTTCATGCCTTATTGGTCAATCGGTTTTTTGGGGCTTAAGATGGCACCGAAGGCCGGTCGCGGAATCCATTACAAAAAATGGTTATTGGTAGAATATTCTCAGGTTGGCGTTCCTGAAAACGTTGAGGCCGCTACGATAAAATCATACGACAATGAACGTTTGGAAAAAGAAGCCAATAATATTATTACATACGCCATTTGTAAATCCGTAATACCATACAAAAAATACAGCTTGGCCGATGAAGATACTCCTTGGGATGGTGCTGCGGAAGTAAAAAAGGCCGATGTTGCTGACCTGAAAAAAATGTGTGCCTGGTATAAAGGTGACGGCGAAAACAAGGGTGATTACAAACTCCCTCACCACAAGGCGGATGACTATACCACCGTATGGAACGGTGTTAAAGCGGCAATGGGTGCTTTGCTCGGTGCACGGGGCGGGGTTGATATTCCCGACTCGGATCGAAAGGGAGTATACAAACACCTGGCAAAACATTATAAGGATTTTGACAAGGAACCTCCTGAGTTTAAATCTATTGACAAAATAAGAACGAAGGCTAACCCTGATAATGGTGGTACGTGGAAATATTGTGTGTGTGATGAATGCGGCTATATCACAGACCACAAGGCTGGTGAACCGTGTGGGAAATGCCCTGATTGTGGTGAACAGATGCACGGTACCAATGACAAGAAAAAGAAATCAACACCGGTTGGTGTGCACAAAGATAGAGAAAAAGAAAACTGGTACTATGTCGTTGACGAAGATGGAAATCAAGTACACGTAAAAAGTGAAGATGGTCTCGTCGTGGTTAGTTCTGATGAAATAAACACCAAACAGGCTGAATTGATTAAAAAATATTTTAAACCTGTTGAAACCGGCT